ATGGCACATTATACTTTTGATCCATTGTTTGAAACAAAATTTATACAAGTATGCAATCAAGCAGAAAGTATGAAAAAAGCTGCTGTTTTGCTTAAAATGAATTATAAAACTTTATGTTTTCATGCAAAACGGTTAGGTTGCTTTAAAGCCAATCAATCTGGTAAAGGTTTAAAAAAGAAACCAGCCAAGCAAGCTGTTTTGTTGGAGTCCATTCTAAATGGAACTCAGCAGACATTTCAAACACATAAGTTAAAGTTGCGACTCATCAAAGAAGCGGTCAAACCGCATCAGTGCGAGAATTGTAAACTAACCACTTGGTTAGACAAGCCTATACCTTTGGAGTTGCATCATATGGATGGCAATAAGTACAATAATAAGCTCGAAAATTTAAGTTTATTGTGTCCTAATTGCCATGCTTTAACGGAAAATTACAGAGCCAAAAATATCAGAAATTTGAGTGCTCAGATGGAAACATCTGATGTAGAACCGCTTAAATTCGGGGAAGCCTTATCCCACAAGATTGGTAATCCCGAGCCAAGTCACACAAATGTGTGAAAGGTGTAGAGACTTAACAGGCGGCACCTACGATTTGACAGTGGCAAATTAAGGTGAAGAGAAAGTCCAGACCACAAATCATACTTAGTATGAGCAGCGAAAGCTGTAGCTGGTAAGAAAATCCTGTGAGAGTAAAATCTCGTACGGGTTCGATTCCCGTCCCCGGTACAATACAGTGTGTAAATGATTGCCAAACCCCCTTAATTTGCTGAATTAAGGGGGTTTTATTATCTCTTGTTCTCCTATTTTGTCCCTTGTTTTTAACTTTTTGTCCCCCATTTGTCCCTGCATTCAAATCTATTTTGTATGTTTACAACAAAAGATAACAAGGGCTAAGAAAAGCTATGAGTATTGCACTACGAAAAAAAGCTATTTCCGGAGGGCGCTACAGCCTGTACCTGGATCACTACTCGAAAGGGCAACGAAGAAAAGAGTACCTGGAGTTGTATTTGTTTGCCAGGCCCAAAGATCAGACCGAAAAGCAGCACAATAAACAGGTAGGTGATCTGGCAAAGTCCATCCTCTATAAACGTCAACAAGCGGAACTAGCCGGTGATCACGGCGAAAATGTAGCTTTCAAAAAGAACGTAAACTTTCTGGAGTATGCCACAAAGTGGGTAGATTCCTACAGCAAAAAGGATAAAAAGGTAGTGACCGCTATGTTCACCTACCTGAAAGACTTTGTCGGTAAGGATAGTATCAAGCCTGGTCAGATTACCGAAAACTTCTGCATAGAATTTAAGGAGTATCTGGAAAGTAAATTAAACGGAGAAACACCGGCTACGTACTTTGCCCGGTTCAAAAAGCTGCTCAAAAAGGCGGTGCGCGATAAGTATTTTTCTTTCAGTCCGGCTGAAGAGGTTAAAAATTCAGTGGCCGAAACGGTTAAAAAGGATGTACTCACTTTCGAGGAAATACAGCGATTGGCTCAAGCTCATTGCGGCAACAGCGAGGTACGTCGTGCGTTTCTGTTTGCGTGCTACACCGGACTTCGGTTCGCCGATATAAAATTGCTGCAGTGGTCTAACATTAATAGTGGCGAACTATCGTTTGTGCAGACCAAGACCGATAAGAAGGCACCGCACAAGGTGCGGATCAATCTTTCACCCATCGCGCTGCAAATCCTTGGAGAGCCCGCCGCGGCCACGGACAAAATCTTTACGCTTCCTTCGCATACCTGGGTGCTGAAAACCCTGGGCAACTGGACCAAGCGCGCCGGGGTGCAAAAGCATGTTACCTTCCACGTAGCCCGCCACAGCTTTGCTACCAACCTGCTATACTACCAATCGGATACTATGACCGTGGCCAGCCTTTTGGGTCACACCACCACCAAACACACCCAGAAATATGTACGTATTTCTGATGCGATGAAGCAGCAGGCGGTAAACCGTTTGCCTGAAATTAATATGGACAAGGAAAAGTAAAACATGGTTACTCTTTCCTTCCAAGTTTATCGTAAGCCCGAATGGCTCTCTCGACAAACTCAGTCATATTATCAGCATTGCGAACAATCTGTGCCACATCGGCAGCAACACGACTGACCGGAAAGGATACCTTGGGCTGATCGCCTGCGGGTTTGCGGCCCGCACCCTCGCGGTATCCACCGTGCCCGGCCTTGTAAATTACCGAAGCAACATTGCCGCGGGCCTCTCTATCCGGATCGTCCCACATATTCATGTGAACGTAAAATATCTGGTAGTCAAGCCCGATGCCCTCGTTTTTCATAGTCATGAATATTTTCACCAGCTTGTCGGGCAACTGGTCGTAATCGCTGTCGATAATATTAGCTACGTACTTGTGCCGGATTTGGGCAGTTTCGGGGCCTTTGTTGTAAATGTACTTGCGCAGGGCTGCACCAAAAGTAACTCCGGGCTCTTCGGGAACAATTCGCTCAGTAAGGATCATGCTGATAGCCGCTTTACGTAGGAAGAAATCAGATCGCGGCGGGCCTTTTCAAAAGCGGTTTTAGAGTCAAAATCGTTCTTGTGAAAAATGCTCATTTTCAGCACACGCTCCGCGCCTGGAAATACTGATTCGGTCGCTCCTTTTTCATCTACATAAGCGCCAGTAAACAGGTCGCCATCTTTATCCTTGAATATCTCCAGGGCTGTACCAGAACGGAGGTTTCTTGATTCCATTTCCTGGTAAACGCTTTTTACAAAATCTCTGAGTCCTGACTTTTTCATGATTTTTATTTGTTAGTGTTAAACGTGATTCAAATATAGCACAATCATGTTGATTCTGCAAGTGAATAATCAAATATATTTTTCAGCCCATAAAAAAAGCCCCTGTTACGGGGCCTTCTCTTTACACACATTGTTGTCGAAATAGCAATCATCAATCAGTGTAAAGATAGCGAAAAGGAAGGCAATAAAAAAGCCTCTGACAATTAAGTCAGAGGCTCGAAAGCCCGCCCGGTTGCGCTTAAATCAGAGGCGTTGCAGGCTGCATTCGGCCACACTGACAATGCAAATATAAGCATAATCGCAAAATAAGTCCAACTACAAAACAAGACTTTCCAGGTACTTATTCACCAGCTCTGTCACCGCCTGCTCCTGTGAGACTGGAACGCGAAAAGCGACAGTAGGTTTTAATCGCACCTGTTGGTATTGAAAGTCTTTGTGGTGGCGGCGAGATCAGAGTTTGAAATGAATATAAGAAAAATCCGATTCGTCAAATGGGTGACCAATTAGAGCACCTTCAAAGCCAGCATCAAGCATTTTGTTTTCAACGTCAAGGGCCTGGTCTAGTGTTATAGACTCTCCGCCATCATCTGAAACAGGATTATCAAAAACAAATACTGCATATCCATCATAGATTGAGCCTCCCATGTTTTTAACCATTTCAAAAATTTGATCTTGTGTAGTGTTCATTTTGGTAGATGTTTGAGATTTATGAAAGAAGGCCTATTTGCTTGAATGTATTTTCCACAACTGAGGGTGCGGTATTGAATATGAACGATCTTTTATTTAGATCAAACTTGAACTTTTCGGAAGACTTGCCTCTGTAAGACCCCATAATCACACCATCTTCTGCGTAGCATCCGATTGCAGGATTTGCGCTTTTGATCTGGGACACCCACTCATTAGCAGAAGGTTCGTCTTTGGCAGTAGGTTGCTGAGTAACCTCTTGTTGCGCACCTGCCTGGGTGTCTTCTGATTGAGCGGCTTTGATGTCGGCAATTACCTGAGGGGCGTTTTCTTTCAGATAGCGGGCTGACAAATACTCATAAATCTCTTCGATTGAAGACCATGTTTCATCAGCAAAGAAAAAAACTTTACCATTGGTTTTAATCTCGATTGTAGCAGAAAAAGACTTGGCAAACGATCCGCTGTTAAAATTGTAGGCTTTGGAAAATACTGTTGTAGTTGTCATTCTCGTAGCTATTTAAGGGTTAATGTGTTATTTGATATATCAAAGGTAGTACAAAAATATACATCATGCAAGAGATTTGACAATTATTTTTCAACTTTTTTCTTCAAATCCAGAAATAGCCAGACTCAACTTTAATCCAAATCTATCCACGATCTGCGACAGGGTAGACAGACCCAATTTGCGGCTGCCGGATTCAATGGCGGCAATTACCCGTTTGGCTGTGTCCTGGTTCGTGTCTGGATAGAGCATTTTACCCAGCTCAGTCTGGGTTAATCCCCTTTGACGGCGCAGGGCTTTGAGAAAAGCGGGTACTTCGGCCGTATCCAGAAGGATAGCAGCCGTGTCATCGCCTTTGGCAAATTCAATACCTTCCTGATAATCCAGGTCGGTTACGGGCGTGTTTTTGCCCCATTTGTTGGAGTGTATAAGCATGATAATTTTATTGTTTGTCCTCTTTCTTTTTTCGATCCTCGATCATTTGATCAGTTTTGTGAACATCTGCCATAGCATCCAGAATTTCCACACGCTCAATATTTAAGTCTTTCGTTAGAATCGGAATCGTATCTTCTCCATTGTCTATATGCGCTTGGATAATCTCTTTGTTGTTTTCGTTGACCAGTTGCATGAACTCGGTTGTGCTCATGCCTTTCCTGTATTTTTTCATTGGCTTAAGGATTAATATTGGAAAATAACTTCTTTCTCGTTTACTGCTGGTTGGTTGTACAGGGCAGAAGAACCGTTCAGGAAACATATCTGAGGAATAGAAAGCTCGTATCCAAAGTTTTTCAATACTGTGCCGTAGTAATCTTCCATAGAAAACAAGAAGGCGCTAACGTTTTTTTGCTGAGCAATCAATAATTTGTCTCAAATGGGGTTACGTGAGATATTTTTATCTGGTAATTCACGTCTTCGAGGACAACGGTAGACCCTTCCCATTTTGCAATATACTCAGCATTTTGCTTATCGGACTGACCCAGGTAGCCATTCGCTTGATGCTTGATAAGTGTTGCCACAACAGAGCGGGAAACTTTGCCTGAATGTGGGTGCACAATTGTTAGTCCGTGGAATTGTGTTTTGATGCGTGACATTTTCGTTCCCCGTTGTAACACCACGGTGGCGGGCTATGTTGTTGTTTGATATTGTAAAGGTATACAAAAATGTACTACTTGTCAAGCATTTGGTAATATATTTTTACATTATTTTTCAGCTTTCTCACAACTCGTTGAAAGTCAGCAAACAAAAAAGCCCGGCGCAAAACACCGGGCTTTTCACACACTACTTATCATTATTTACGATTTTCTATACCATAACGTAACCCGCCGAATCTTTCTTAGCTGCCAGAAGTTGCGCTACCGATTTACCAGATACCTTCTGGAAATGCGGTAGGTCCGTAAATGTTCGCCACCGTCCGCCCCACTCCCATCCATACTCCTCGAACACGGCCACGCATTCGGCCCAATCCTTGATTCCGTCCGCGTCTGCATCTAAGAGCGTATCCCAAACTGCCGCCTCAAAAGTGCCGTTGTTGTCCTTGTCTACCAAAAGGCATATATCTATAGCCAGCCCGTAATTATGGAAACTCTGCCCCCCTTTGGCGTTGGTGACCCGCTGGCCCGGTTTGGTTCTACCCTGGGCATATAACGCATCCTGCTCAGCAAACGTGCGTAACGTGTGGGTGAAGCGTACTGTAGTTTTACCCGTCAATCGCTGCCTGATCTGGTTGTAGATCAACATTGCCTCAGTGCGTAGCGAGGGGTGCAACAAGCCAATACGCTGAATGGTAGGCTTGTCTATGTACTCGGTGCGTATTTGTTCGACTGTTTTCATACGGCTTGTTCCTCCGGTTTTGATTTTAGTTTTTCTATTTCTGCATAGTTTTCAGCCACGAGTCGGGCCACAAACGAACCAGTCGCCCCAGCTGCAATTAACGCGGTTGTCAGAACAGGCAAATCGTCTGCTCTACCTGCGCCGATTATAAAAAGGCCCGCCGCGCCCGCCGCCTCGCCCGTCATGGCAAGTCTTTTGAAAAATCTCGGCGTTTTGCTCTTAAGCCGGATAATTATTTCTTTCATAGATGTAGATTAATTAAGACGTTTTCTTATTCTATATAACACGTAAGCGGCCAGCAAAAGCGGTATCAGTCCAAGCCACCACCAGGAAAAGCTGTACCCTTTCTGTTTTACAAGCCGGGTTTCTCTGATTGTCTTGGTTTTGAGTATTTCCCTTGGCTGCTGATCTACCCTGATGTATACCGTTCGCCTGTTGGTATCTACTTTCACCCGCACTCGTACGCGGGTAATGGTATCGTACAGGGTAATCGTATCTGACTTGGTATAGCTTACCAGACTGTCACGCGTAATACCAGGTAGCTTAATTGTATCGGTCACTGTCACCGTGTCCGACTTTAGCAGGCTTGGATGCTTTGCGTAGATTTTACCGGCAAGCCGTGCGGCACGGTCAATATTATCCGGCGCCCTCAGACAGGAGCAGCAGCACAACATTACGAGCAGGTAGAGCAGCCTCATTTTGTCGGGAATTTGGTTTGCCTTTTCATATCTGTCTGGGTCGCATGGTTAACCTTGCTCACCTTGCAGGAAAGCATCAGGCTGATAATCAATATTGCGTATAGTGCTTTCATCTCAATATGCCGGTGCGTAGGTGTTGCGTTTTCTTCTGCGGAGCTCTCTTTCGTGCTGTTTTGTTCTGCGCCTGGCCTCTCTAAGCACGCTTTTGTTGCTTTTTTTTCGTATAGCCTTCTTGATTGTCGGCTCATCTTGCTCAGCTTCGGCTTCGGGCGGTGACTCGCCGAGGAACCTGAGCGGGTCGGGATTAGTAACGGTAGGATGAATATGAACTGTGTCGGGCTTTCGGGCTTCGACTCTGGCTATGCTTTCTGCCAATTGTGCTAATTGCTCGGACATACTTTGCCAGCGGTTAATAGCCCGCTCGCGACCCTCGGCCTGGATGGCGAGCATGCGGTCCTGGTTCTGCAAGATCCGGCTCATGCGGGTTGCTGTGCTTTCTGCCATATCCTGCCTTTCTATCACATGCCCGATACTGGTCACGACCGTATCGGTTTTAGCTTCCATTCTGGTAAGTCGCGGCTTAGATTCCTCGGTGTTCTGGTGTACATCGTCTACCACCCGCGCGGCGGCGATATGGTACCGGTTTTGACTTAGCTGTCCGTTATGCATTCGGATGACTAGTGCCAGACAAAATAGCAAAGCCAGGCAGTTAAATAGCGTTAATGTTAATAAGGTATTGCTGCGCATTGTCTTATAAGTCTATTTTGTCAGGCGGATAAAGGTTTCGATTGTTTTTTCAATAGAGGTCATTTTGACTTCAACCCTCTGGCTTAAATCAGCGATGCTACTTACTATGCGTTCGTCAGAAAAAGAGGCTACCGGCTTTTGCCTTTCTTTCCAGTAGGCGTAACCAATCGCGCACAGCATCGCAAACAACATCCCTACAACCAGTCCGGACGGAATGTCCCCGTGCACCTCAAGCATTTTCGTTCCTGCTTTCTCTAATATTCCCGATGTCGCGCTCATCTATTTTTTCATCTTTTTGGGTATCTCTTTCATCTATCAGGGCCTGTAGTAAGTATACTCTTTGGTCAATGGCAACAAGCAGCATCCTGGTTTGTTCAAGGGCCCTGGTTATCCATAATTCCGCTTCGTCCTGGTGGTCTAAGGCGTGTTGCAAACATCCGTCTATGCTGCACGGATATTTGCGGATGCGGTGACATAATTCATCAATCATCTCCAGGACATCTGCATCAATAGCCTCCTGTATTTGTTTGTCCAGGCCACTGACTGCCGCCCTCGTTTTCTTCATTTTCGTTGTACATTGGCTATACATGGGTGTTACTTTTGTAGTTAATCAGGTAAGGGATTGTGGTATGAATATACGAAAAAAACAGTAGAGTTTCTATTTCTGAACGAAAGCAGGTAAGGGGTTTTTTGCCCCGGTAAAGCGGGCAGTTAGGGCTGCTTCGACAGCCGCCTTTAGTCCGCCACCCTCGAAATACACCTTGTATATGTAATCGAAATTGCCTATTTCGGCCTGCACACCGTTTTGCATCACCGGATTACCCGCCGAATCAACCACCTTAGGGCGGTAGGAGGTATTGGTAACTAATATCTTTTCGCGGGAAATGGTCTGAAACCTGGTAACCTTATCGAGCGTGTACACTTCGCAGTCAAATTCAATCCTTCGTTCATATAGGTCGCAATTCAGTTTTTGTAACCGGGCCCAAACCTTCAGTTCTGCGTTTTCTCTAATAACAATTTCGGGTAATGATATTTCGCTGTTAATCATATTAATAATAGATGAAGTGAGGGCTATAGTGCTCATATCGTATAAGGAAGAGATGGATAACGCTGTTTAAGAAAATTGTACACTTCAGTTTTTTCCTGACTACTTAGCAGGCGATTAAAACAGGCTATATAAGCGATGTCTCCATTGAAATAGTATCCCTGAAATTCATTGACCCCATCATCGTCAAAGGCCCCGATCAGCATACGCTTGGTGTTGTTCAGGCTTTGTAATGCATGGGTAAAGATATATTGGGGGCCACCAGTATTATTCTTATTTGTCCACGACTGCATAAAGTTTCCTCTATCAGCCTCAAATAATTGCACAGCAAATCCGGAAAAATCAACAGCGTATTCCTGCATATTTGCCGCGCCGGGTTGTCCATACAGAAAATACCGGGGCTGCCCTGTTTCACCCCAGACCAGCCAGCCCGGGCCGCCGGACGGGTCAATTTTCCCAATCAGCGAATAGGCTCCCGAAACCGAAACATTCTTTTGCCAGATTGTAATAATGGTAAAATTGCCGGTACCTAAATTGAGCGCACTGGTGCCAAAATCCAGGTGATCGTCCGTGCCGTCAAATCGAATAACCGCCCGGCCATCCAGGCCATTTGTTATGCGTTTAGGCCGTTTGCCGGCAGTTGTCTGTGTGCCAGTATAGCCATTTGCCGACCGCTCAACATAGCTGCTTACTTCATCGCCGCCAGTACCGCTCAGCGTAAAACCGGCCAGTGTATCAGCATCCAAAAGAAACTGCAGGCCCGGCAATGTAGCCGGGTCGGTGTACTGTATCGGTGCGGCGGCAACTGTGGCCGCCCCTAACATCATATCGAACCAACTCATATCAGGTGTACTTGTTAATAATCCACAGATAAGTCCACACACCACCAACACTACGCGCCCTGACTGCGATGTCATAGAAGCTACCCGCATCCAGAGTAAGCGGCCCGATGTACTTAGAGTTCGCAGGTAGGGTAATCGGGCGCGTCGTTGCGTCGGTGGCTACGTGCAGAATGTATTGCTTATTCTGTCCAGGGTTAACGATGTTGAAAGTAGGGTTATGCGTAAGGTAGACACTACCGTAATTTTCCTGAAATTGCCCCATGTCCAGTGTGATCACCGGAGCGGATGCGAGGGCGGTTTCTACCCCATCACCCTGTATGGTAACAATTCCTGAGGTGAAGGGGAAACTATAGGTATAGTCCAACAAAGTTGTTACGTTGGTAAATACCAGACCCAGCACCCCGGTTTCTTCATCTATCTGAAAGGAAATGCTGTAATTAGCATCCGGGTTAAAGTTTTCGGTATTGAAATTGACGTATTTACCTGTAGTGGCGTTGATTTTTCTAAGTGTGTTGTAGATAATCCGGCTAGTGAAAGTCTTGATGCCAGCTACGGTTTCGTCACCTGTTTTGGAAACCTTATTGCCTAGCGATGTCAGTATACCTGCCGCTATCGCATCGTTAGCCGCATCGGTCGAGTTGATGTAGGTGTACAACTCCAGTAGTGTATCGTAGGCAGGCCCTACACCACCGAGGATTTCGGCTTTCAGAGCGGCAAGGTCGGCAGGGGTAACGCCGCCAGCACCCTGTAGGTATGCCTTAATCTTAGAAGCTAGTACCTGATAAGCCTGGCCGTTCAATTCTGTGTAGAATAAGGCCTGGTCGGTTACCGTACCAAGCGGTGGTAGTTCTACTAATTTTTTATTCGCCATCCGGGAAAGTCGTTAGACAGATAGCGGCCTTCGTAGTCGCTGTCTGCGGGTAGAATAACATTGAAATGACGCTGCCGGATGGGGCGACTGTGCGCCTGGGTATGTGAATAGATCACACCGGCAATGGTGTACTTGTCTGCCGTCAGCCGTGAACGCGCCCGGTTCCGGGCCGCATCTCTAAGTTTTTCAATCCTGCTTAGCAATTGTGCGTACACATCTGCCGAAGCCTTATCCGATTGCAGCTCTTTGAACGTGCGAAAACCCGAAGCGGTCTGTATTGCCTCAGAGGATTCGAGGTAGTTAAGGAAGGTCTGCATCAGGTAGTATTTTTTCAGGTGCAGATCAAAGTACGTTTTCAACCCCTGTTGCGCGGAGGTTAACGGATTAGCTTGCGTAACTACAGTGTAGTGCAATTGTACCAACGCTTCGCATAAGCCGTGCGGCAGATACTCGAACGCGTTTAGTTCGACCGTTTGGGCGATGGCCGGGTCGATCTGCCGGGCATCCACATTAACCGACAACTGCGTTAACTTATCGTCTACCAGGTCTTGCTTGGTGAGTATGGGCATACGTGTCAGGGTTGTGCAGGGGCAGTGCCCGCGGGTTGCGTTTTCGGGCCCAATCCAATTAGCCCGCGGATTTCTTCTTCGCTCAGCGATTCAAGTACCTTGCTTCTGAGTTCGGGTATCATGGCGTTGAGCGCACTAATGATGTTTTTCTTTTCTTCGGTAAGCGTACTGGTCAGCGGCTCCAGTCCGGCCAGAGCCCGGATTTCGTCATCCGACATTTTGGCGAGCACTGCTTCGGGAATGTAGCTGATCGGGTTATGGGTGGTGATCTCGGTATTCAGTCTCTCATCACCCAGCAGTTTACGGATCATTGACGAAATGAACCGCTGCTCTTTGTTAATCCGGTCGTTGAGCAGTTGGATTTCGTCGGCAAGTTGCTTGGTATCCCCGATGCCACCGGCGGGCATGAGCCCAACCATCACCGGCGGCGCGCCAAACCCACGGGCCACCCGGTAAGCGCAGTTGTCCTGCCGCGTACCCAGATCGTCCGCATTCTGGTAGGGGTTCAGGTCAATTACTTTGGTGCCAATTTCCTTTCCATCGCCTGCCGTTTTTCTTTCTACATGGATAATAGCACCCACCGATCCGGGTTTAGTAGCCTCTCTTATCTGTGAAGTAAATGCTTCGTATTCGCTGGGTCCGGTCTGTTCCCCGTTTGCTCCGGTTATTGGAGTATCATCCAGAGGGCCCGTTTCTATCAGCTTTTCGCCCTTGAATCCGTTGCGCAACTGGTTGTATTCCCGCTTGGAGTATTCGTACTCAAGCTTCATATCGTACTCGACCCCGAACCACGCCGGAATAGGGTATACTTCCTCTAAGGGTTTTTCGATATGGGCGTAGAACAGGTAGCCGATTTCCCGTTTGTATTCCCCGATCTGCCGGGTGTATTCAGAAGCCCGATCCTGCGCTGTGTCACCCGGATTGTAGGGGAAATACTCTACATCGTCGCCTGTTTTGTAGCCTTTTTCGCCTTTGAATCGCGGGTTTACCAGGAAAGTTTTGCCTGTGGTACGCACCACGCGGTAAAAAGGCATCGAATCTATGCGCTTGATTTCCCCGGAAAACGGATCAACGAATACATTCAGGCATATGCCGCCGCAATACACCCATGTGTACGCCATTTCGAAGAGTAAATCGTCCCAGGTTTGAAATAAATTTGCCTTGCTTTCGCCAAATTTCCGATCCGCAAAGCCGTCCGCGACGATGAAAGAGTGTAATAATTCGGTGGCCCGCTGTGCCGTGGGTGAATTTTTGGCTACCTCGATCATGCGCCGGTAGAATTTTTCATCCCCGGCCGCATCGGGCAAATCCTTAATCAGCCATTTGCCGGTTCTGGTATCTTCCTGCACCCCGAAATAACGGTTTTGCACATCCGGGATAGCGGGCGAGCCGACTCGGTGCGCTCTTACCGCGCGTGGTGCAGGCGTATTGACATTCATATAGGTTTATTTGGATTCTTCTTTGCTTGAATCTGGTTTGCTTTCTGGCTTGATTTTCTCGAAATACTCTTTGGCTACGGACGGATATTGTTTGTATAGCTCGTCCACTTGCTCATCGGTAGCTTCGTGCGACAGGTACAGCCCCATGATTTGCACGTTTTCGTGCAGCACGGTGTATTTTTTCAGTTTTGATTTCATTAGTCCTACGGTTTTCAGGTGATAACGTAACAGATAGTAAGCATCCTGCCAGCAAACCGAACAGTTCGTGTTCAGAGGTGGCGAACCGATAAGCTGGTTATAGGCGCTTAACAAAAAGGCTCTGTCCTGAAGATCAAAGCCTTTTTGTAGTTGTTCCCAAATGTACTGCTTTGTCATCTCTACGCGGCGGCAACCAGTTGACCTTCCAGATACGTCCTGGTGGCGGCAAGTGTACCAGCCGCTACACGCAGTTCAAGCGGAAGCCCGGACACTTCACCGGTAAAGCGGATAACCGCCCCGGTTTCCCCGTTGGTTTCTACTGTCTTATTCAGCGAGGCGGTATCCTTACTGAGTCCCGACAGGGGCGAAAGCGAACCGTCAGCGGTAAGTCCCAGCCCGTAGATTTCGTATTTCTCGTCGTTGGTCTGTACCACAAAAACCAGTTCGCGGGCGGCGGCAAACTTTTCAAAGTTGTACTTTTCTGCCGCCGTGGAAATATCGTAGATCATACCCAGGCCCTGGTTCCAGGTATCCTGTCCGGCCGGTGATTCTGAAGTAGAATCCCACGCCTTTTTACGCCCTACCCACTTTTCAGCCTTAGCGCCTGACTTAAGTACAATCGTTTGCACAATGCGGGTTGTCGCATCGCGCGTAACCGATACAATGTCGGACAGATTATAGACGTAGGTAGTTGAGTCAAGCCCACCCGGAACTTTACAGTTCTGGTTGGTGAGCTTGGATATGGTTAATTTTGCATCAATACATGCCATGTGTCGGTTCTGTTATAGGTTAAGCCAGGTACAATACTTTGCGTTGCGCCTTCACAACCGCCGAGGCTATGGCGAAATCCATCCGGTATGCCTGGATGTAAGAGAATGCTTCAAGCGGCCCGATTTCAATATATCCGGCTACGTCTCCCGATACGTCCGTGCCCCAGATCAGCTCGTCGCGGTTAGCAGCGATCATCGTGTTTGGCGTAGGCATAGGTACAAAATAGATTGGAACACCCCGGAATGCGAACGTATCACCGGCCACGGTAATCAGATCGCCCCGGAATTGCTGCGCCTCGTTGAAGCCCAATACCAGATCGCGTACGCTGTAATCGGCAAAGATGGCCAGATCGTTCAGCGGCGAGTTGGTATCGCGGGCGTACTTAATCTCTTGCGGGATTGCGCTGTACACCTTGTTGAGTTCAACAAGAATGTTTCCTGCGCTTAGGGTTGTACCCGTCACCAGGATAGTATCAACCTGCTCAGGCGTTCCGGCCGGTGTCAGCGTCTGAATGATCAGTTTGGAAATAAGCCCGTCGAAGCCATAAGTGTTGGCAGTCAGTGCCGCAACATAGGTTTTCTCAGCTGCTGTAGTCAATCCTGCATTAGGGCCAGCGGCTACGGCCGCTTTTGTATCAGCCGAGATACCGCCCCAGAAAGCTATTTCCTGCGCCCGTGATGCGAGTTCTACCACATACGCCAGAATCATCTGGTTGCCTTCTTCAGAGACAATGTTCTGAACACCTTTTGGCAAAGTCTCAGCAAAAACGGTTCTGCGGTAAATGACTTCCGGGTCGAACTGATCGTAGATTGTTGCCTTAACGGGCTTGATCAGCGAGTCGCCGAAATTCATACTACCAGCCGGAGCGGGTCGTGCTGAAGTAAACGGCTGAATCACGATGCTGCCGTTCAAGCTGGTCAGTGTGCGCTGAAATTTAATGTCATCCATCAACCGCACGCGTTGGTTGCGTAACGTGTTGTTGGCAAAGAGAACGTCCTTGTAAATCTCGGTAAAACGATCCCCAGTATACATTGACGGGGTGTAGGTAATTGCCATCTGTATTTAAATTTTACGTTTGGGGATTGATTATAAATAATTGATTTTTGCCTGTTTGTCGCCTTTTTTGTAGTCGAGGGTATATGGCTTGGCATCGAAGTGGCGCGGGAAATGGTACTGAAATTCTTCCACTTTGAACGGAATGGTTTCCGGTAGATGCGTTGACCATATCTTTTTCATATCCTCCACCGAAATAGACGTAGGCAACAGGGCTGATTTGACTTCCGATTTGGGATCGTCTACCAGTTGCTTTTTCATTGTGTCTACCTCCGCCTTTAGAGATTGAACCAGTTCTTCGAGCTCGACAATCTTTTGGTCATTCACCGTTTTTTGGGCTTCGGCCTGCTCCTGTTCAGCGGTCGGGCCTTTTATTTCTTTTTCCCCCGCCTTGGGGTCGTTTGTATTTTCTGCCATTGTTGTAGTATTGGTATGAGTTGGAAATCTTTTTTAATTGCGGCGACCAGTCGCGCGGCGGAACCATTCGTCGCGGTCATTGGCTGCTGTAGTGCTGCGGTTGTTGGTTACGCTGACCGGCTTTTTTGTCTTTTCGCTTTGGGTCGCTTCGTTGTAGAACTGCTGCACCTCGGTAATGAAAGCCTTCTGATTCTGGTTTTCGGTTTTCAGTGTTTCGTTCTCCGACTTCAGGCTATTGACCGTCTGGTTCAGGTTTTCCACCACAGCGGCCAGGTCAGCTACTTTCTTTGCCAGCTCTGTGCTATTCTCTACATTTTCGGTAGCGGCGGCAATAGAGGTTATTGAACCACCCGCTACGGTAATGACGCGACCATCGGCCAGGGTGTGGCTACCATCTGGAGCGGCAGTTGTCATACCCTCATCGGTATACACCATGCTACCTTCAGCTAAACTTTCGTCAGTGGAATGCAGCAGCGTTCCATCTTCGAGTGAATGTGCTACGTTGGTTACTGTAACCGGGTCGCCTTCATTTTTAATATTGTGCCTGGAAAAAGCATTTTTCATTTTGGCTAGAAAATCCATTCGTTTTTCGCTATTGAGATAGTTGGAGATAGCAGAGAGTTTACTCTTATCATTTACTTTTTCCTGCGGGGAAAGGTCTAATACCTTATCAATCAACCCGATGGCCTGGGCTTTTTCTGCGGTGAAGATGGTGTCGTTTTCAAACAAGGCTTTTGCTTCTTCGTTGTTCTCTATATCCAGCCCGCGGTAAGTCAGGTACAGGTTTTTGATCTGGTTGTCAATCTGATCAAGTAGATCAATCGCCTCTTTCATTTCCTGCTTATTACCCCATACCATCGTTGATGCCTGGTGAATCATAAACTGCGCGTGCGGATAGGCTTCAATTGTATCAGCAGACATAAGGACCAGTGAAGCAGCCGACATACAATGTCCTACCACCGTCGCTTTTACCGTGCGGTTTTCGCCCGCCAGTTTCCAGGCTACCACCGCATCACAGATTTGCAGGCCCGCAAATGCATCGCCACCAGTAGAGTTGATTACCAGGTGTATTTCGTTTTCGGTCGTGGTGTCAAGTGTGTTCTGGATGGAAGACAACGAGGTAGAATCTTCCCAGTAAGACTCCGATTCGATGTATCCGTTGATGTGGATTTTTTCCATGACGGAAAATTACGCAGATGTAATATATGTAGATAGTTAACAGATGAGGTTTTGAACCGTTTCGGTTCAATTATTACTTTAAGTGATTATATTTACATATCTAAACCAACGTACTTTACATGAACAAGCCGGGCAAATACGTTCCTCGCTTTATGCCTACCAAAGGAAGCCAGGAAAAACTAGAAGATTACCGAAGCAAACGCGTTACCTCTTACGCTTCCGTAATGCGAACAATGCTGCATATGGTCGCCACGGGCGAACTTGTAACGAAAGAAGGAAAAAACTTTTTTGAGTAATGGCAGAAACCACCGAAGTGACCATCCTTGATTTTCAGATTAAGGACGATGAACTTATTTCCCGTATTGCCGCCGCCAAACAGCAGGCTGAAGAACTGCGCGCCGCTAACAAGAACCTGACTGCCGAGATCAAGAGTTTGGTGAAAGCCAATCAGGAACTTGCTAAAGATGAGCTTAAAAATGCGGCCGCTATTGAAGCCAACAACAAGGCGATCAAGGACAAAACCGCCGCACTGACCAAAAACGAACTACAGATTAAGGAGGTTGGTAAAAGCGAAAAGGCTTTGAAAAATGTTCTGGAGCAATCCAACAAAGCTACTGAGGATCGAGAAGGTTCGATTGCCGCGCTACGCAAACAACTTTCTACACTCACTAAGGAATACAACGGCCTTTCCCGCGAGGAAAGGAACAACGTCAAAGTGGGTGGCGAGCTTAAAAAGCAGATTGACGCGGTAACCGACGAGCTCAAAGAGCAATCTACCCAGCTTGATCAGCAGAAGCTTAACGTGGGCAACTATACCGAATCTATTAAGGAGGCGATTGAAGGAATAAACTTTGCCGGTATCAGTATTGGTTCGCTTACGCAGAACTTTACTTCCGTGTCAACTACCATACAAGGCTTTACCAAGTCGGTTACCGCTTCGCGTGGCGCACTCGTTGCCCTGGCTGCGGTGCCCATTGTGCTGGTGCTGATTGGTATTGTGGCTGTACTAAGTAAGCTTGCCAGTGCCACCGATTTTGTAGGCGACAAGCTGGAGCAGTTCGGCGCGGGATTCGGTGCGGTGTTTGATTTTCTGACTACGGCTCTGAATGAGTTCATATCCAACTTTGATTTTTCGGAGCTGATTGATTCGGCGATTGCGGACTTTGTGAAGTTTAACCAGATTGCGGGCAAAACGATTGTCAAGTTTTTGACCGGAGACTTCAAGGGTGCGCTGAACGAAGTCGGGAAAGTAGCGGACACAAATTTTGGCAAACTCGTATCCGGTGCGGGTAAGGCTTTCAGCGCGCAAGCAGCCCTGACCGAACAACTTCAGGACTTAAAGGACCAGGAAGAAGCCATCGCTTTGGCGCAGGCAAGGGCAAACGCCCAGGCCGAAAAAGCCATTGTTCTATCTAAGGATAGAACCCGGTCGGAGTCCACCCGTATCGGACTACTTAAATCGAGTAACAAGGATTTGGAAGCGGCAGCTAATCTGGAGATAGATCAACTACGAAAAATACTCAACATCAAGAAACAGGAATTGGAACTGCGCACCCGTACCGGTAAAGATATTTCAGGAAACCTTACCCCACTCACTCAGGAAATACAAAAAGCCGAACGGGCCTTGATTGAGGCAGTGAGCAATTTCGACAATTTGCGGGAGCGCAACCAGAATAAAATTAATGCTTTGATTGAGGAGGGCAACAGGCTACGTGAACAAGCCGCCGAAGCGGAGGCTGCTTTCAATCGTGAACTATCCACCAACCGGGCCAACCTGTTGGAAGATGAATTTGCCAAACGGCGTAAACTGTTAGAGATTGCCCAGAAAGAAGAACTACGTAGCGAGGGACTCAAGAACGACAAGCTAATCAAAGAAGGTATTGTTAGCCGCCAGCAGGCATACGAGGCTATCAAAGTGCTGGCTGCACGACAGGCAAAGGAGCGCGGCGATCTGGAATTACAGATCGAAAAAGAATTATCCGACAAACGAATCGCCCAATACAAAGAGCAGATTGACTACGAGGCTGAGCAGCGGGCAAAGATTGAAAAAAAAGCGGAGGACAAGAAAAAGGCCGACAAGATCAGGTTCGAGGAAGGGTTGGCGATAGTAGAGGCAAGTGCGGCCAAAGCCCGGATGGATATTACTCGGAAATTTTTAGCGGGTGAAATTAAAACCCGCGGTGAGTATAACGACCAGATGGACGCTTCGGAGAGAATCAGGCTACAAGCACGGAAGAACTTTTTGATCATTCAAGGCAAAGACACCAAGGAGGCGCGGGCCGAAATCCTTGCTATTGAAAAAGAACTCCTTGATAAAGAAATCTCCGATCAGGAAAGAGCGCTTCGTAGTCGTCAGCTCATACGCGAAGCGGAGTTTCAGGCGGCAAAATCTTTTGTAGATGGCATGGGTAGCTTGTTTGAAATCTTGGCTGGTTCTCAGGAAGACGCAACCGAACTGCAAAAAGCATTGGCCTTAGTACAAATTGGTATTGATACAGCAAAGGCTATTTCAACCCTGGTGCCCACTTCGGTAAAGGTTGCCGCTGAAGCATCAAGCGTAGCCGGACCCGCTGCACCTGCAGTGTACGCAGCAGTATTTGCCTCAACCTTGGCATCGGGTATTGCATCAATAGCATCCAATATTGCTCAGGCAAAGCAACTACTCCAGTTTGAACAAGGCGGCGCGATTGACCCGCGCGGCGAAGGTATTACCCTGCCCGGCAAGCGGCACCGGGACGGAGGAACCAAGATTTTCATAGAAGGGCGCGGATGGATAGAAGCTGAGAAGGGCGAGCTGCTTACCATTGTCAAGCGCACTGATTCAGCCAAACTATCCAGGCTTTCCAATCTGAATGTATCCAGGGGTGGCAGACCGTTCTATGAATTGGGTGGCAGTCTGACAGTCAACGCCGCGCAACAGTCGCTACGCATGCCAGAGTTTGATTACGAAAGATTAGGTAAGGAGTTTGCCAAGCTGCCCGCGCCGGTAGTGACCCCGCGCACAATCAATAAGATTAACCAGGAAAACGGACTAACCGAAGTCCGGTCAAAAGTATAAGCCATGACACCCGACAAGATATTACTCATAATGGATCAGGCCCGTACACAGTACGCACCCTTGTCCACCACGCCGTTTCACTACGGGCCCGCCCAAACCCGCAGCTTTCGGACGGTGAATGTCAAGCCGCCATTCATCTGGGTGAATACGGACGGACTATTGAAATTTCGTGAGGTGCGCGGGGTCCGGTTCTATGCGATAGAATTTCGTATTGTTACCATTGCTGCCAACATGGAAACACCCCACGATGCCAACCGGTTACTGGTAGATGCAATCACTTACGCGACATTCTACGTGAACGAACACCTGTTACCCTCGCTGGTAGGTGATGTATCGGAGGTTTTATACGAACCCTTTTACGCTCAGGATGCAGAAATCTTTTCGGGTATGGCCGTGCGGATTGCGGTTTCTGTGCCGGTTGCGTGTCAGGTAGCGCCGATTGTTCTGCCCGCCGGTGGTAGTTTATTAACCGATCCGGCGCAATGAGCAGCGTAGCCGACATTCTTACCCAATCCGCCGACAGGTTAGTCCAGGCGTTCGCCCAAGAACTGCGCATCAAAGATTTAACCCGCTTTGGCCCGGCGGTCAATACCGGACGGGCGGCAGATTCGATTGCCTACCGGCTCACTGATTCGGGCTTTGTGATTACTGGTGTTGGCTACATCCGGCAACTGATCTACGGGCGGCAGCCGGGCGCGGCCCCGCCGTTATCAGCAATCGAACAGTGGATGCGGGAAAAGGGGATTGAAGGATCGGCTTTTCCGATAGCGCGCGCCATTGCTCAGAAAGGTTCGGTCATCTTTCAGACCCACAAGGGTGACGCTTCGGGGTTGTTCGCCGAAGCGATACAAGCAGAATCTGCATTACTGCGAAAACATCTTGCCGAATATTACCGAAAATTAGTCATCAGCTCCATATTTGATTGATATGTCACTTACTTTCCTTAACCAGCCCAAACGCTGGCAGTCTGCACAGTTACCGGTTTTGTACGAGTTTGACTACAAGGTTGTTCTGCCGCCACTCAACACCGGCAATCCGGATTACATTGGTTCCTATTTGCAATTCAACAATGCCGGTAAGCTGCGTATTCTGGCCGTGATCGGCAATAGCAACGTGCCTATTGTCGGTGGTGCGTTTTACGTCGGGTCTGGTAGTGAATTGAAATATCCCGAACCGGTCACGGTCACGGCTAATGGACAGGTTGCTCTTGGCAATGGTGACGTTTACCTGTACTACGATACAGACACCGACTACCGGGGCGGCGACTATATAGACTTATACACGCTTGAATTTGTGGAAAAGTTCAATCCGGGCTTTCGGCTGTATGTGGACAATGCAGACGCGGGCCCGATCCGTTACGACCGCGATATTTCCGGGCGGTTCCGGTTTAATTTGTCGCCGTACCTGCGCAAATACTTTCGTAATATGGGTTTTCCGGGTATGAGCCTGGGCATTGAAGCTGCTTTGTTTCGGAAGTACCGGGTAGATTATACCATCAATGGTGTCACAACAACCGGTGAAGATCGCTACGCAATCAACAGCATGGTGCAACCAGCTAACCCAGCCTGTGCAAACAACCTTCCGGATTGGCAGTTTGACTTGTCCACCCTGCAATGTGAGCAGAACAACCCACGCACCAACTCCAACCGGGTAGCCCGGCAAAAAGACGTTAACCCCAACAGCCCAACCTTCAATCAATTTCGCAATTCGGGTGCATTGTTCTATTACGATTCCAATGCTACTTCCTGCCCGGTCACTTATGCGAGCGAGGCGCGGTCACAACAGTTTCGCCGCAACAATTGCGCGGCGGGCAGTATCGGTTCGTTTGTTACCTATACCATCCCGGCCGGAGCACATACTTCTACCATCAGTCAGGCAGATGCGAATGCCAAAGCCGATGCGGCACTAGCTGCCGGTGGACAGGCGTATGCCAATGCCAATGGCGTGTGCAGCGTCATTTCACCTTCTTTTGATTTCAGAAATGTAAGCACCGAGTTTGCCGGTATCGTGCAGGGTACATATGCGGACATCTACATACTGGTACCAACCGGTGGACCTGTCACTTTATACTACGATATTGTCAACAAGATAAATGGCGTAGTGCAATCCAGTAGCGTGCACTCTGCCATGATTACCGGAACGGATTTTCTGGTGTCTGCTTATACCAGACTGGTTAGAAATGATCCCGGTGCCAATCAACTTGAAGAAACTATATACACGAACCTAAGACTTAACCCGTAGCCTATGTCCTGCCTCGAAAGACTTTCTGAATTTGTTCGGCCCTACAAGTGGGGTACGGCACCCTGTCTGGTTAGCCAGCTCAACTACGACACGAATGTTATTGAAACGGTAGAACTACTATCGGGTTTTAATCGTGGCGATGGGTGTAGTGATGGGATACACCTGTACTGGCTCAATACCCGCGGCGGTGTGGATAACTTTTTGTTTTCGGCACGTCACTCCAAACTACGCGGCATCACTGACGGCAAGCGGGCCGTGTCGGGCAGTTCGGCTGAATTCTATTTTGACAAGGGCACTACCCGCAAGTTTATTGAAATTGAATCGCAACCGATTTTTGCCGCCGACGTTCCGGCCCTGATGACGCTTTTGTCGAGTCCTTGGGTTTGGTGGAGCGATAGCGGCACCAACCGTCCGGTTAATATTGAGGAAGGCGAGTATACCGAATTCAACAGCGCCGAATCCAAGTTACGGGTATCTTTCCGTATGAGCCTATCCCAACTGTTTTATACTCAACTCAGATGAGAGGAATTGCACTACAACTTCAGTCCGGCGCGGTACTCGAGCTTTCCGAACGGGAAATCATTGCTACCACTTACGCGGTCAACAACCTGCGTGACATCGAATCACGCCAGACCCATTATACCAACACGTTTAAGCTGCCGCTGACACAGGCTAACTGCGAAGCGCTGGAATTACCCGAACACATTAATACCTTTTCGCGTTTGCCCTACCGTAAGTTGCGGGTGCGGATTCTGGAAGACGATACGATAGTGCTCGACGGAATCATGCGGCTGATCAGCGTGACTGATGGAATGTTAGACGCTGAAATCGTGGGCGGCAACTACAACTTTTTTGAGCTGATCGAAGGACAGAAGCTTTCGGATATTGACCTATCGGGCTTTTCCCACAAATGGAATATTGCCAACATACTCGATACCCAGGTGCACACCTGGCCAGATGGATATATCTATCCGGTCGCTGACTACGGAAAGCATTTAGGGGATCGCAAAACGGTGGATGACTTTTACCCGGCTGTGTTTGTCAAGTATCTTATCTCGCAGATTGCCCGGAAGGTTTCTTACCGTATCAAGGGTGGCTTTTGGGAATCGAGTAAGATTGATCGGATGCTAATTATGCCTTACACCTTTCCCAAACTGGACAAGGCATATACCGATGCGCGCTCTTTTCGGGTTGGGTATACCGGTACGGAACGTTATGAGTATCGCTCCAGACCTGGAAACGATTCCGAACTGGTGGTAAATGCGATTCTCAACAACGACAATGACCCGGCAAGGGATTTTGTTGATGGTAGTAAGAACGTGTACAATACCTCCAATGGTGTAGCCACTATCCGGGGCACCGGTATCTATCAGGCGAGCACAACCTTCCATACCATGTGCGACGGCCCGGTATTCTTTGCTGCTCAGCTACTCAAAAACGGACAGATCATACAGGACAAGGCTGTTAATAAATTCCGTTTTGGCGAGAAGTTTGAAACACTAACCTTTGATTTTGACCCGTTTTTTGCCCTGGAGAACGATACGATAACACTACGGTATAAGGTAGCCAAGCGTGGTACTTATAATGTAGCCAATGCCAACATTTACCTGGATGACAAAACGGTTTTCAAACTCGAAATGTTACCTTTCGTAATTCCAGGTGCGGATATAGATGTAGGTTCGGTCTTGCCCGATCTTGAACAGAAGGACTTGCTACTCCTGATTGCTAATCAATTCAATCTGTTATTCATTACCGACACACGTAACCGCATCCTCCGGATTGAGCCGTTTGATGTGGTACCCACTTCGTGGCGCAAGGCGGTGGATATGTCCGAACGGCTTGATTTCTCCTTACCGCCAGAACTGTCTTATGAACTCGATGACTATGGACAAAATACCATTCTTGGTTATGACCGCGATAAAAAGGACCAGCTTACCTGGCCGGGCAAAATTGTCCTGGACAACCACCATCTGGAAAAAGAAGTGATAGGTTACGAATCCGACTTCACCTTGCAGGGCGAACCTATTATTGAGATCAAGGAAAAGAACCGGTTCTCGGTCTGGTTCGATGGCGGGATATACACCCAGTCACCTATTCAGGATTATGTATACTACCGGGGCAAATACTACAAGGCCACGGTAAACAATCCGACCAGCCGCCCGCCCGGTGTCAGCCCGTCACCACCGCTAAACATTCCCACGCCTAATTTACAGTGGCAAGAAATCAACTACCTGGAATACCTGCAGCTTTTCAACTTGTTGAGCGTAGAGTCACCACTGGCCATGCTCGATGACGACAATACCGAGACGGTTCGTATCTATGACGGCCCTGCCGAATCCATCTACCGGGCCAATATCACCATTGAGCCGCTCAAGTTTGATCTACTGGTCAAGCAGAATTACCGCTACCTGGCTGCGGCTTTATCGAACGGCAAGTTTGTGCGGGTGCTGCTCCGGCTTGATAGTGTGGATATACAGCAACTCGATTTTGCCAGACCCATTCGCCTGCAAAGCGATCACGTGCGGTATGGGCAGATGGTCACCGGCTATTTTTTCATTCAGCAGGTAGACCAGTACCAGCACGGGCAGGGTGATAGTACCTGGATTGATCTGATTCGGATTGAATTGCCACAACTTACTTCGGTGACTACACCAACCGATGAAAAGGATTACCTGATTATGCCCGATGATGGTTATGTACTGATGCCGGACAGTGGGCGTATTATTGTGCAATAGTACTATGCCTGGATTTTTAAAGTAAAACCCCGGCTTTTGTCTTACTAAGATAGGATTATTTAACGATACTTCAATGCTTCGTCCGCTGCTTTGTTCGCCTTTGCCACCCGGTGCAGATACCTTTGCTTTTGCAGATAGTTCAGCAGGGGTACTGTTTTCATGTATGCAAATCGATCCGCATTAACGGGCATATCAATCAGATCAAAGTCTATCCAGTCTTCACACCCATCCCAGAATCCGGGTGGCTGGGTCTGTCTGGCAAGGTCAGAGCGTATGTCTTCTTTCAGATCAGCAAACAGTTCATCAATCTTTGTAATCTCGTTATTAAAATGTTCCAGGATAGGGGCCGCTTCAATCCAAGGCAAAGCCGCTATCTCAATACCGGTAGTGCGATGAATACCAATCTCCAATCCGTGACGGGTAAACATGTACCACTCATAGAAAGACAGTTCCAGTAAGTCAGGGCCCTGGTACTCAACCTGCGGCGTATCGGTATTCAGAAAGCCCAGCAGGCCAGTCAGGGTAGCTAGCATGGATGGTTCAATACTGGCAGCTTCAAGGCCGAAGTAGTGCAGGATAGCGGCATCAATAGTCAGCTCACCCATAACCAGCGCATCGGTACAGGTGATCTCAAACCAATCGGTGGGCAGATGAATAGTGCGGCCCTGGAATTGTATGTCTATCATTCTTCACGGTATGCATGAGCATGTGCACGGGCGCGGCCTTGTGGCCTGGCTAGGTTAATGGTTGCATATCTACCAGCGTCCAGAAGGTGATCGGGCAAGCCGGGCGTTGGCTCATCATGGGTAACATTATTTCTGTCAGTAAGCCAGGTGTAGGTACTCAACTCTTTGAGCAAGTTGACCGATTGTCGGGTTACCCGCAACTTGTATTTCTTAACCTTCTGTATACCATCATAGATAAGGCCCTTGTTTGCTTTGGTGGCATTGAATCCGGCGTTGGCAAATTCAGCAATGGTATCCGCTGCTGAGTCATCGAAATACCAGGGCTTGTGTTTCTGTTCTTTTGAAAGCAAAGGTATTATCTGACTGGTGGTACGAAAACGCTCATACAATACCTCATCCCAATACAAGTAATCACCCTGTATACATGCACGAAGCACGGCGAACGGATCGTTAAAACCCTTGTCTACCCCATAAACGAAGGGCGCATCAGGAAAGCTGTCTACTACTTCGTAGTTGGGGTATATCAGGCCCTCAAGCCTTTTGGGCTTGCCTAAGCCTATGCGTTCATAAAGATCGGTTGACAACCCTTCTACCCATTGGGTAAATACCGGCCCAACGAAAGGGTTATCCTTGTAGATCGAATGCAGGTAGTACGTATCATCTCGCTTAGGCTGTCCGTTCGGATGAAAGAATTCGTCATTTAGCCAGTGGCCATACTCAGGATTATAAGTAAGAATAATCTGCTTGTGTCCTGAACCGCGCAAGATGGTAGGCACCAGGTTTAACCAATCTTCCCGCGAAAGTTCTGTTGCCTCTTCCACCCATACGCGTTCTACATTCGATAACGATTTTACCTTAGACTTATCCAGACCAAGCGAAATAATCTCGCTTCCATTGGGAAAACGGAATCCAAGTGGCGAGACACCAATGTTTACTTCAGACTCAATCCTAAGCCTTTCCAGGTATGTTTTTATGTCAGTGTACTGAGAGTCTCTAATATACTTAAAGTATTTACGAACGATAGCCTGACGACGATACTGCCCACGTACAGCTGAGCGTCCAAATGCTTGCGCTACTGATGTGGACTTAGCGCCACCGCGACCACCGGAGAGTAGTACAATCGGCTGTTTAACACGCGAGGCAATCAAGTCATAGAACTTAGACACATAGAGTTTTGCGGCAGTGGCATCAACTATGGTCGGTATCTGAGTCGCCGTCGATTGACTTGTCAAGCTCATCGTGAATTATTATAGTTTTAGCAGTAAGGTCAATTACGTCTTTCACCTTGCCATAGGCCCGATCAAGCAAAAGCTCGGCAGCTCTAATATTTCCCTTAATAGCCATATTGCGTAATTGCTTCAGAATGGCCTCAGCGGCACTCATTCCCTTCTGTTCATCACTGAGTATATCAGCCAAGAGTTCATCCAGTTGTGGGAGTTTTTTGGGCCTACCATTGGGGTTTCCCGACTGTCCGGGCTTAAACTGCCCCTTTTCCTCGTTAGGTATTGGCATAACTGCGCCTGTTTATCGCCTGTTTATTTAGGCTTTTATCTTGGTTTTACTGGCAATTGCCAGTAAATTATACCATGTTTCACAAAAAAAACCAAAAACAAATTATGAAATCAAAAACGCTTTGGTTCAAGCAGATTTATGTTTCAGACATTCTTTCCGGAAAGAAAGACGACACATACAGAAAGCCAACGGAAGAATACCAAGTTGGTCAAACCCTTTTGTTTTCGGTTGGCCCACGCAAGCCTTTTGCGCAAGCGATAGTTACCGCGGTAACTGACGATCCGGCAACTAGTATAGCCCCTGATCGCTTAAGCACTTTGCAAAAAATGTATGGGAATCTGCCTGCTTATCGTCGCATTACTTTCAAAATCGCGCAAGTGTTCTGACAGTTCCGAGAAAGTCTCAAAACGCCGACCTCTTCCCAGGTCGGCGTTTGCTTTGTATACTATTTTATCCTCAGGAATACTTTCCAACACTTTTTTGAGTGCATCGGGTTTTGAAATCGAAAACCAGGCATGAATGCACACATGGTCTACATAGTTAGATGACAATGCCAGAAAATCTACAAATCTATCGTTTTCCCTTTCCTGTTTGGTAAACTCTATCGCGTACCGGATACCTGGTATTTGATCCATAGTCGCCATGAGCAAACCAGAACCGAGCGAGATAAGCATGCTATTGCCCGAACGAAGATAATCATAGATGTTTACACCGGCAAATCTGGCTATGTCTGTTATCATTTCCGTAGTTGTTCCGGTATATAAACCCAGGATGTGATAAGCCTTCCGGCTGACGTTTTTACTTTTATATTTTTATTGCCAGATGGCATCTTGCTTTCCACTCCATTAACAAGTCTCCATTTATCAGGTCTTTTGAGGCGATATTTTACAATGCCCGGAGCCGAAGTGGTGGCCCTGAATCTGGTTTTGTAGCAGTCGTACAAATGCTGGGCTACCGCTTCGATCATTTTGTTACCGATGCCAAGTCCCTGAAAATCGGGCAAGATAACGGTACGGTGTCCGCGTACCCAGCCTTTCATTCCCATGGCGGGCATTGTAGAAAACATACCTGCCAGGTGATAAGCGTTGTCTATCAGAGCATATGCCAGGTATACCTTAGCCGTAGGAGAGATACCAGAACTCATATAGTGATGTTGATGAAAGACAGACCATGCGGAAACCTCTCCTTTGATAATCTTAATTTCGATCTGGGGTCGACAAAGACAGTCACGGGCAAAGTTGCCCGTGTCAGTATCGTATGTCCAGTCAGGTTGAAGCCATTCCCGGATGTCGGAATGACACGATACGGCGACAAACTTTTTACCCGTTCGCTTGATGTACTTGTTGACCGACACCGAGGTAGCTTTAGCCACGATTCGATCCACAACGGAAGTAAATTCGTCAAATACGACAAAGTCGTTTTCGGCAATTGCCCTTGCCAGGGTTGCCCTGAACTGCTGCCCATTTGAAAGGGTTGAATAAGGCAGAAGCCAGGCTGGTGGCGAAGACAGGCCTACCGAGGTAAGAGATTCGATGATCTGATCTACCGATAGGTTTCCGGAAAAGTCATCAATCACAGAGGGTTTTTGCCACTGATAGCCATTGATGATTTGTTGATCAAACAGTTCTTTGGCAATTGTTGATTTGCCCGAACCGGAAGAACCGTAGATCAGGCCAATACCCCAATCAAATTCAAGGTCAATATTACCCGAGATTTTGAACACGCGTTCCTGATCGGAGGGTATATCAAACATACCACAAACACGGGCCGCTCTGAACGAGTCCGGTACGGGTGTTTTTCTTATGATATTAAACGAAGGCATATTATAATGTTAGTACGCGACATTTATAACCATCGGCGGTTAGTTTTTCGTATAGCTTTTCTTGTTCGCGCTCGCTTGTGCATTCAACGGCAATCTCAAACCGGGTATTATATTCTGAAGAGTCCGGCTCTTCAGAATCGTTTTTAAAATCAGGAATGTCCATACCCCAATCCTGTAACTGCTCTACCTCCCACTCGTTAGCCAACATATCCCAGTCCCAGGCTCCAAATCCAAGATTGTCCTTGATGATAAACTCGCGCTTTTGCTCATCGGTGAGTTCGGATGCGTATATAACCGGAACAGTTTTGTAACCTAATTCGATACAGGCCCGAAGGCGCATATTGCCGCCGAGAACAACCTTATCCTTATCCAGGACGAGCGGTCTGAGTTTAAGCATCTGTGGAAAATCCCGGATAGATTTAACCAGTTGTTTAAACTTGTCTTCGGTAATAGTACGAGGGTTATCTTCGTTACCCCGGATGAGAGATATGTCAATTTCCTGCATAAGCAAATATACCAAAATACCGCTTGTTTCCTTGCAATTGTTGTCAGAAATATTATCTGTCCATGCGGTTACTCTTCGCTCTAGCTTCAAGCTAGACCTGATCCGGGCCAAGTCCTATTGATTGCAGGAATTTACCCAACAGGGGTTCGGAAGGCTCGCCATATTTTCCATCATATTTGCCAGCCTGATACGCTTCGGTCACTAGCTCAATCAGGGCTTGTCGTGGGTCACTGTTTCTGGTTACCCAGTATATTTGATCGTCTTTCAGATCATCCAAATCAATCAGTGCAGGGTTTTTCATAGTTTTGGTACATTAAGTGCGATTCGGAAAAGTTCCTGGCTATGCTCTAAGGAAAGAAAACTTTCTGCCAGCTCTCGGTACGGGAAGCGGAAGGGTGAAACAATCGGTATTGAGTCTTCGCACGAAAAATCATTCCGGTGCGGGTTGTATTGTATAGAGTATCTATCCAATACCGGATCGCCTTCCACCTGCTTGCAGTGTTCGGCAATGGCATCCAACAAAATGCCTATTGCACTTTTTTGCCCTAAGCGTCCGCTTTCCAGGTTAGAGAGGTAGCTTGGTTTCGATTTGCTAGTCCAATTCACCAAATCAAACACCGACCGCGGTTTTGGCTGTGGGGTGATTTGAGCCCACTCTCCGCGCCTGTAAATACACAGCATAAACTCTTCATCTTCAGCTATGTACAACTCGTCCTCGCCCGATAAATAAAAAGGGGATGGGCCGAACCTTCCGGATAGCGATCTTTCAAATGGCCTCACGTGCGGATTGTTAAAATAGCCTTTTTCTTTTGCCAAATTCAGCAAGTGTTCTTTGACCGTATCCGCATGAGCGGGAACGCAATTGATTGCATAGGTTGAGTCCTGCGTAAAAGCGACATTTGCACCGTCCAAACTACCACTATCCCAATCTATCAGCCTTCCTCTTACTTGAGATACCCTTACAAGTTCGTCGCGGACTTTGTTGTAATACCACTTACCGACCTCGAACTTGTCAGCTTCGGGCTGCGGTTTTGGTTCGGGCATTATTTCGGCCCATTGACCTTGCTTGTAGACAACAACAAAATCAAGTGTGTAGTCAGGCCTGTTATACACAAGCATATCTCTATGCGGATAATACCGATAGAAGTCTGAAATAACAAGCTCTTTTGAATTGCTAATATCTTTCACCTTTACACCTTCGGCGTAGCCTTTCTGATTAGCAGCGTATAATAGATGCTCTTCAATTTGCTCGGGCGTAGCCAATACGGATTCTGTGCCTTTTGGTGAACCTAACTCAAAGTAACTATCAGTCTCACCTAGTATATTCTCAAAAGAATCTTCATAGAATACTTTTACCGGGTTGCCAATTCTTACCTCAACTACCCGAAAAAGATAGTTTTCGTGCATAGATTCGGGATAATAATACCACTTACCTTGCTCAAACTTGTTTGTTTGAGGCCCCGTAACTGTGTAGTTTAAAGACTCCAGGAATTCGATTAAATTGTCGATTGCTTCTTGTGTTAGGTTTTTCATGGGTTTAGGGTTAATTCTTGTCCTGTGATAAAGTAAAAAATATTCTGGAGCTGCGCAGGTCTGCCTGCCTGAATCGGGCCAAAAGGCCCTCATTATCAAAAAAGCAATTTCCAATACGTAGTTCCTGTGGGTGTAGCATCATTTACCGCCCTGTTGTGGCGGGTGTTGGGTTATCTGTGACAAAATACGCCACAGTTGGTGAAAAACTGTTTTTCAGGGTACATTTCCAGGGCAGGAAAAAGAGAAGCTTTCGCCTGGGTCTTAAGCTCTCTGAGGGTAATGTTACCGAGAATCGAATAAAAGCTATCCCTTTTATCCTGTATAGATTCTTCGATTTGCATTACCTGGTCAAACTCATCTTCATTGAGTAGGGCCATAGCCACATATTCTTTTTTCGACTTAAAAAAGCACCCTACACACCCACCGCGCTGCATATAGGCAGGAAAATGAGGATGCAGCCCTACCGCGTTCAAAATCTGTTCGCACTTAGCGCGGTTAATATTAAGTTCGATCAGTGGGTATGAGTAGGTCACATTGGTAAGTAGTCCGTGGTTGCCCACCCTTTGCTGCTCATCGGCGTTCAAGCCGATCATTAGCTCGCAATCCGATTGTGTTTTAAGGAACGCGTCAATAGGTTCTATTTTGAACTTGGCTGTGCAAAAGCGCATCAGGGGCGAGGGGTAGAACTTTTGCTTAACAATGTAGTCTTTCAGGCTTCCGTGTTTTTCGCTCTTGATGCGAATAACCTTGAAATTGTTACCGTGAAACGCTCTTACCGCCTTTTCCACTTTGTCTATTCGTTCGTACAGGAGCTCGTGCTCAAAGCCGGTGTCGGCAAAGATCGCATCAGCTTTGTTGCCAAACAGCAGACACATGGTCGTAGATTCTACCCCCCCCGAAAAACTGATATATCGTTTCATGCCGCCGCCTGGTTAAGTGTCCCGTAAGCGTACGGGATAGCCTCATAAGCCTGCATATTCTGCTGCTCGAAATACAGATACTGCCAGTTCTGAAAGTCCTCTTCACTATGGCGCATCTGGTTAATCCTGGAAGGGATGAGCATATGGACTGTGCCATCCTCTTCTGTGTGTACGGTGACGGTTCTTTGGTTCATATTGCTTGGTGTTTTCAGGGTTGAGTATGGGTCAGTGTGACGCTTTCAGGCAAAGAAGTCAAAGGCGACAAAATAGTCGGTATTGTTAAGAACGGTATAAAAGTCAAGTCTCATCGTTGTTACCCTCGCACCATTGATCGAGGGAATCCAGTAGTCATTACTGATCTGGATGTAAAGCGTTTGTGCCGGTATGGTTCTTCCAAACCAATTGATCTGCTGCCTAAGCAGGTAATCGGTAAAGCCTTTGTTTTTTTGTTCGATGTGGTGCTGTTGACAATTAAGCATTTTGCGCCACGCCTCCGGATCGTTTTGTTTGCTTTCGCAATACTGGAGCAGCTCTTTTTTGGTTTTGTTGATCAGGTCTTTGTTTTGCGGGTTTGCTAAAGTTGTGTTCGGTAACATAGGAGTAAAAATTTAAGTATCAGAAGTAAAATAGTCCGTTTTGTTCACCCGCTTTTTTGATCAGTTCCGCACTCATCGCGTCGTTGGTCTCAGCACCGAATTTGCGGGCCTCTTTGGTTTTATTGTTGACCATTAGCACTTCAATAGACTTTTTTCGTAGTGCTGCGGGTGAATAGGCTGGTGAGTAGATTACGTATTTTTTCACTGGTCGTAAAAGTCATAATTGGGAGTAATCTGAAGCGGTGCGCGGCTTTCATTCGCTGCCGGGTTCGGGATAGGTGCGTAAGGCCAGTTAGCAAGGAAATTGGTTTCGATTTCACAGTAGGCTTTGATTTCGCCCGTTTTGCCGTTGCGCTGCTTTTTTACATCCAGTACCAGCAACCGGCGCACGTCTTCGCCGGTTTCGTCAAATTCAATGTTGTAGTAAGCCGGGCGGTAGAGCATGATCACATTATCGGCCGCCTGCTCAATTTCGCCCGACTCTCGCAAATCGGATAGTTGCGGCTTTTTGTCTGAGCGGCCTTCCACGGCGCGACTTAGCTGAGAAAGGGCCACAATGGGTACATCGAGTTTTTTGGCCAGATTTTTCAGCCGCCGAACAATTTCGGAGATTTCATCGTAGCGACTGGCTGATTTGTGCTTGAGTAGTTGCAGGTAGTCTACGAAGATAATCTCGCACTTGTGCTTGACTACCGCTATTGTGGCCTTCATCTCTAACTCGTCAAGCGGCAGGGCTGCTGTATCGTCAATGTACATTCGTTCTTTTGATAGATCGTTTGCCGCGTTTTCGATGAGCCGGTAGTCTGCCTCACTCAAATTACCACGCAGGTTGTGATTGGTAATGCTTTGCCCGGTGGCTACCCGGACAGCCAGGGTTACCATGCGTTGCGCAAGCTGGGCGGCCGACATTTCAAGCGAGAATATAGCTACTTTCGATTCGGCTATCAGGATGGAGAAGGTACAGGCAATCAGTACCGCTGTTTTTCCCATGCCAGGCCGGGCGGCAATGATAGTCAAGTCTTGCTTATTCCATCCCCAGAAGCAGTGATACAGGTCATCCACCGGCATATCAAGCCCTAAGAACAAATCCGGGTTGGTCATGCGCTGACGGATGGTTAGCAGCATTTCGGCGAAAATGGCTTTGTCGGTGCGGATGGGTTTGGTAATGATCTGGTCAGAGATTTTTTCCAGTTTCTGTTTTGACCAGTTAAGCGTATCGAAAATGTCACTGTGCGGGTCGTGGGCTTTTTTGAGCATTTCGGCGGCGGCAAATACGGTCAGACGCTTGACGAAGTATTCAAGCAGAACAATGCAGTGCTTTTCGACGTCACCACCGAACGCAAATCGCGAGATTAGAAGCGAAAGGGTAGAGACCAGGTCTTTGCGTCCCTGGCTGGCCAGCCACTCACCGACCAGGAGCACATCGCATTCACCGTGCTTTTGGATGGTTTCGGCAATGGCCTGGTACACCAGTTGGAAAGACTGATTGTAGAAAACTTCTTTGCTCCGGATGCGTTCGATAAGTTTGGAACAGTACTTGTTATCAACCAGTGCAGCACCTAACACAGCAATTTCAATATCTTCAGCATGCAAAAGCGATGGATCAAACGGGAAAATGGTATTGTTGCTCATGGCTTAATCCCAGTTAGTGGTAGTTTTGGGTTGGACAAAAACGGGTGCGGGTGGATTGTTTTTGGTCGGAGCTTTGTTTTTAAGCGGAAATATCCCCTGCCAGCCGTTGGCAATGCTTTCTTCGATCATGGCCACGGCGGTCGTCTGGTCGTTACCCGATTCGGCAACCAGTTTGGTAAGGGCCTTCTGTAAACCAAGCGGGGTGTAGGGTTTAATTTTGGCCTGCTTACGGTAATTAATCCATTCTTTCCACGCACCTTCAAAAACCCCATTGAAAGGTAATTGAACCGGCTCCGGCTCGTTTATGGTTTGTGGTTTGTGGTTTATGGTTTGTGGTTTATGAATGTCGCACGTGCTTTGTATAGTGCTACAACACTGCTCTGTACTGTGCTCTGTAGCGTGCTTCATCACTGCTTTGTCTACTGCTTTGTATAGTGGGTTGTCATTTTTTGATAGGGCAATAATGTTAGTTTGCCACTGATTTTTTGCCCTTTCGACTACCCGAACAAAGCCCCATTCGATCAGGTCATCTAAGCATTTTTTGTAGGTGTTGTAAGATTTGCAGCTCATCCCGGCCATGCATTCGGTAGATGTAATGCTGAATTCGGCGGGCCAGGACATGCGATTGTAAATCTCGCATAGCCACATGTACAGCGCGGTATGATTACCGCTTACTTTGGATGGTGACTCGTAGACAAAGTCAAACCACTGTCTGGAAAGTTCGTATCCGCTCATTTGTTTAAAATCCTGTCTATCAATGAAATATATAGTAACATGCGTTCTTTTTTCTCGGCGGCATTTCTGATTGCATCAAGCCGGTTGTTCTTTTCCCAAAAAAGAACCGCATCCTGGCAGTCTTTTGCTCTGGTGGTGAACAACTCTCTGATTTCCAGAAGATGAGAGTCGGTCAAATCCTCGAAGGATTCAAAAACAATGGTGTCTGTAGCCATACTTTGTTTGATTTTGTTGGGGTTAAAATTTGCCGTTTTTCCGCTCAGACTAACACACAGTCGTTTTTATCAATCACCCGGTTCTTACCGTATAAGTAAAAGCGGTTGGTGTATTGATCTACTTCAAACTCCTCTCCGATGCGCCTGGCGTACCAGAATCGGATATGCGAACATTTGATGATGCGGACTTTCATGGCTCAATGGGTGTCAGGTGTTTCAGGGATACGCCTCCGGATACACCCTCAACTTTGCAGACCAGGTGGCCGCAACCTAGTGTCCAGGGCGTGGAGGTTATAATAGTCTGCTTCGGATACAAGCGTTCTCCTTCGTTGGTGATTACGCTGTGATAGATCACCGGTGTTCCGATTATGATTTGTTCGGGTGTCATTTTTGTTCGATTGGTGTTACTTTTTGAATAATTTCCTGATAAAAGTTAATGGCTGCACTCACGCCCGAACGTGGGCCGGACCCTGGACCGTAACCATCTGCATCAAGCGCCCAATCCGCTTCGTTCAGATCGTCGAGTGTTTCCATCAGGGTTTGGGGGTCTACGTCTATTTCAATTTTCATGTGATTGGTGTTACCTTGATTGAATATTTAGCGATTAAATACCATGTAAGCGGCCTCGCGGGCGTGTACCGATGTTTTCTTATCCCATCCGGTCAGCTGAGCAAAGAAGCGGCGGCCATCTTCTCCAGACAAATCCTTAACATTCTTCGGATGAATCTGTAAAAATGCCAGGGAGTACATTTTGGCAAACTCCACCCATATCGCGTAGTCACGCTTGACTGACCCGGCCCCCTGCAGTTTCTGGCGACCACTATGACCAAACCAGGTGCGCAGATTAGGGTTTTCGATATACAGTTGCGGATCAGGGTATACCAGTACCATAGCCATTGCCTCGGTAATGGTGCAGGTTGTGATTCTGACAAACCTTTGCTCGTCAGAATCCCAGACGGCAATTCCGGTACGGGTTCCGCAATCGATTCCGATATGGTAGCGCACCTTTTCGCGATTGACGTGGATTGTATTTTTCTTAGCCATACTTCGCCTTCTGTTTCAGTTGAGCGATTAATCCGGGGCTTTCCTTAACCTCGTTGATCGGGTAGTGACGATAACCGAACAGGGCCGTGTTTCCCCGGTCGTTTTTGGTCCAGTACCGAAGCTCGTCGTGGTGTATGTACATCTCGAACAATTCTGCCGTATCGGGGTTGAAGCCAGTCAGGCGGATGCATCCGGACGAAATCCTGTCGGCTAGTTCATCCTCGCTGAAATCGGTTTTGGTGTCTTTGGCTAGCATAGGGTTAGGTTAAATACTTTCTCTGAAAGATGAATAAAAAGCGAAATCTACACTTCCACATTCAGGACACTGTTCGTGTATTTGTTCCCGATAGTCCTGTCGGCATCCTGCGCATAAACACGAATCCAGCCCGCGCCATGCGACGCAATACTGTTCGTAGGCGCGTTTTTCATCGCGTAGTACCTGTTCTGCCTGTTCAACTGTCGGTGGCTGACGGACAAGATTTTCGTAGTACTCAACAAGAGCCTTTCCGTCTAGTACATATTGGCCAAAATCGGCATTGGAGCAGTCGAAAATGTACAAATCAGGGTGCGTGGTGTGGTCCATCGGTTTAGTTTTCGCCGTTAAGTGGATAGACGCGGTAGCTGGTAAGCATGCCGTTGCAGACGACTAATTCGAGAGCGGGTTCGCTATTGTCGGCAAGCAACCTGAGCCACTCGTCCTCAATGTACTGCGCGTCTTTGGGGTGCATTTTGTTTGTGGCCAGGCATTCGGCCGTGAAGTCGAACAGATCCATATAGTGGCCTGTGAGCACTATTGTTTCCTCAACAATAGGTACTGTAGACGACTGCTGAGTTTGGGTTTTAGTCTGTGTTAGCATGGGTATGGGATTGGAGTTTTGGGAATCAAAGTCAATCAAGGCTGTGGCATTTTGGAGGTTATTTCCTGGTAACGACAGCGGTACGAATAGCGTTTTTGCACCAGTCAGTATAATCCTGATTGGGTGTGTGATCATTGAACTGCATTATTCCGTGAAATTTTTTTTCGACGCCGGGCCATCGATCCCCTATCCTCGCATGTATCCACCCGCATATCTGCCGATACTCACTCGCACTGCCATTCAGGGCCTTTTCGTATAGAAAATCCACCTTTTCGTCGGTGGTCAAAGGGCGTATCCTTTCGTTGAAAAGCTGATAGTCAATCAAGCCCTGCGAGTAGGCGGACATCTCGCGTAACGAATCTGCCACATTGTCGTAGTACACGTTTTCAAGTAGTTTCATTTTCGCCGGGGTTGAGAATTGTTGCTTTTTGGATGGCGGGGTATATCGTTTCCCCAAATAGTTGCTTCATTTTTGCGTCTGTTATCCACGCCTCAATGCCTCTGATTTTCTGTAGTGCCTGTAGCATATCCGGCGCGGCGGCGATCAGGTGAGCGTCTTGTTTTGTAATCCGGCTACTTAGACCTACTATTATTTCGTTTTCTGTTATTACTCCCCATTGTTCAGTATCCATGTACTGCGACGCTTTCCAGGAGCCGGGCGTGTGTGTTGTATTCATTGGAAAAGAGAAGTTTGCGGGTTGTCAAATGTTTTGGACTTTTCGTAGTTGCTAAGCGCCTCGTCTACCGCTTTTTCAAGCCTTTTGGATTCGGTCAGGGCTTCGCGTTTTGTGGCAGAATGCGGATCAGACTTAAAATAGGTGCATCGGACAGTGCGTACCCGCCTAAGTTGCGCTTGTCTGATCGCAAGGACGAGCATGTTAAAATCGTGTTGTGTCATGGGTTTACTTCTTTTTTTTGGTGGGAACTGGATTACAGGCCACGTAGGTAGATGCCTGTTCGTCAATCTCCTGGTGCGTTTTGGAAGGATTGCTCAGCAGCCATTCTATTACCTTTTGGCTATCGAAAAACAATCGTTTCCCGTTAGGCTTACACACGCCCGGAATCAGGCCTCGCTCATGCATTTTGTAGGCAAACGAAGAACTGTAACCGGTGTACTCACAGAATTCTTCAAATGTCCAGACGCGTTTTTGATCTAAGGAAGTGCTCATGCGGCTTTGCTATTAAGCTGTTAGGAGTTTGAGTTCAATCATTTTTTCAAGCAGGGGCAGACAGGGAGCCGAAAGCGCATTGGCATCGTTGAGTTTGATGCCGGACTTAACCAGTCGGTCGTTGATTGACATTTGAGCAGCCCAGGCGGGTTTCAGGTTACGTACTACCTCTTTGCCAGAAGCGTACTGTTTGGATTTCAGACCGCGTTTTTTGGCAATTTCAATCAGCTCAGACGGGTAGAAACCGGTTACAATCTTGCAGTTTTGCCGGTTATACTCAATCGCCGTTGTCGCACCCCAGCCGTTTACCAGGTGTCCATTGATCAGCTTGGAGGATTCGAGTTGAACCGGGCGTTTGATGTGCTCATCAACCGGTAGTACGTCGGTTAGCGGCGAAGATGCAGCACGGGCCAGTTTTTCGACTTCAATAAAATAGCGCCGGGCTTGTTTGCCGCGTTCGCATCGGGACATCATAGCAAGCTCTTTTGCAAAGTCAAGAGAAAGCGCATAGTCAGCCATTGCCCGACCATTTCCCCCCTTAACAGTAATTCTCTGATAATCAACATCTTGCTCGGCGTACTCATTGTTCTTGATATTTTCGGCCATCCAGTCTGTTACGTTCTGTGCGCTGTCGGACAAAAAAGAGTGCAGTTCACGGGCAGACACTACTTTGGTTCCGTCCGGGTTACGGGTAATTTTGATGAGCGTTTCCATAGTGCGTTAAGAGAATTACAGCGAATCGAATTCGGCTTTGAGTTGGTCAATCTTTTGGAGGTATTGACTACGAATAAAGGATAGTACATGGTCTCTGACCTGGTTGTCAAGGGTAATATCACCGATGTCGTTTTCTCGGGTCTGAAGGTATACGCCCTTTGATTTCATCTTTTCGATTTGCCTTAGGTCGTATTCCAATTGCACTAACTCGCTTTTTATTTCATTTGCGCGGTCTAATTCTTCTTGTGTCATCTGATTGAGGGTTTAAGCGTGTTTTAAAAAATTGCCGGTCTGTTCCCGGCTGTCAGCCTTTTTTCCCTTTTCTTTTGGAACGTGGAGAAGAAAAACGTATAGGCGAACGTAAAACATAACCACCCGGTACCGGGAGCAGGATTCGAACCTGCATTCGGTTTTGGCTCTTAACCGATGTACCGAAAACACCAGCGATGCATTTGGCTCTGTGGGCTTCTGCTCCTCAATTGAGTTTACGCCTGCCTCAGAGGGTTTATAGTGTACCCACAACTGCGGCTTCAATTCCGCCATCCCGGTATATTTTCAAGCACCTAAAAAGTAATTCATTTCCTCACTCGACAGATCACGCGCCGCATTCTCAGCCAGGTCAATCTGCTGTTGCTGAGCGAATAAGTACCAGTCGCAGTACTCGGCAATCGCATCTTTCATAATCGAAGTGAGCAGTATTGTATTGGCAGTAAGGGCTTTGTGTACCGACACCGGCTCGGAATGCAGGCCCCGGTGTGCGCTCAGCAGGCGGGCGAACTCGCGGTTGCCTTCAGTGTTGGAGAAGGCTTGTATACGGTATGTGTAGTAAGTGCCACCACAATAGCCGATGTATTCGATTACCATAGACGGGTCACAGGGATTGTTTGCTGAATGCGGGTATTTGAGGATGGTGCGTTGCATAGGATTTTGAAGGTTTAGAAAATTGGGAATATCACGTGACTTAGTTTTTTCGCTGCTGGTTACATCTTAAATGGCGCACGGTGCTAGGCTGGAAAGCGGCGTTCGTCTGCCAAAACACGCAACTGGTCGAAAATTAATTACCTATCAGGCTGTTACAGAATACATAGTAGTTTTCTATAAAAAACTTACATGATACTTACTTAGGCGGCTGGCAGGGATTCGACAGTTTGCGAAACAAGGGCCTCGTTTTTCTTTTCCGCTTGATATATAATGTTTGCAATAGATCGTAGAGAGCGGATATTCTTCGAAGTATAAGGAGCGTTACCCTTTCCAACTTTTGTGGCATGATTCTGATGGATGCCGATTTTTTTAGCTGCCGCCAGCATAATTCCGATGTGTTTTGACTTATTCTTTTGAATAAAATCAATAAGAGGGCGTAGCTGATCGTCGTCTTTGAGTTGCATATAATTTGCGTTTGTTCCTGGTTTAACTTATACTTGCGCGTTACTTGAATGATTACTAAGTGATTTGTAAGTGATAATACAAATATATACGCATTATCGAATTAATCCAAATATTTTGCGAATTAAATTCGCGTTTTCAATAAAATAAAATGCAAACAACTGTACAAGAGCGCATTGTCGAATTAATAAAAGCAAAAGCCGCAGGGGTAAGCAAAGACTTTTGTGAGCTTACGGGCATTCCAGAGAGCACAATGAGTTCTATCCTTGGAAGTCGACAGACCTCGCCGGGTTTTTCGGTGCTTCATAAAATTGCAGCAAAATTCGACGATGTGAATATGAACTGGCTTGTTAAAGGGGATGATAGTCCGACATATCTGTCCACAACTATACAGCGGCAGGATAAGGGGAATATACTATATATTACCAATCAGCAGGTTGCGGCCGGATTTTTGGCGGGGTTTGCGGACGGGTCGGAATTTGAGCGCATACACATTCCTGGATTTGAGGGCACCGAAAAAAAGTACCTTTTGCAGGTCTATGGAGATAGCATGTATCCCTTTATTACAAGTGGTGACATGGTAATATGCAGACAGATATTTAAGGAGAATTTGCGCATTGGCGAACCCTATGTGGTCGCAACCCAGCGGGACGGCGTTGTAGTTAAACGGATTAAATCAATCAACAACGAGACGTTAACTTTGGAAAGCGATAATGCGAAGTATGGCCCTTACGATGTTTACAAAAATGAAATAGAGGGTATTTATCAAATACTAGGGGTGGTAACCTTCAACACAGGGGAGAGAATTATAATTAAAAAAGTAGCATAACTAATAATTCATTCTTAACCCAACTATATCAGCTATGAAACACTTTACTCAGCATCTGTTTTTGCTCTTTGTCTTACTTTTGTCTTGTCCGGCCCTTTGTCAGTTTGAGGGGCTACCCAGGGATGAGCACGGAAAAATAAACATTACCGATGTGGTCAAAACCGATAGCGTGGGCAGGGATGCTTTATTTATCCGGGCCAAACAGTGGTTTGCTGAATCGTTTAAGAATGCTGACCGGGTAATCAAAATGGAGGATAGACAAGAAGGAATTTTTATAGGCAAGGGTTCAACTACTGTTACCATTTATGCCGGTATTTACTCAACACCCATGTTTTTCACTGTGGGCATCTACCTGAAAGATAATAGGTACAAATACGAGATAACAGACTTGTACTATAAGGCATCTCCGACCCAAGCTAATAATTATTCAACGCTTGAAACGCCCCTGGAGACGCTCTTTACTCAAGAAAATAAAGATAGTAAGCGCAAATCAGTACAAAAATACATGGAGAGTTACAGGGCGCCTACTGTTGCTCAATTAAAAGCCATAGAGGCCAGCCTGCGCAATGCCATGACTGGTGCGCACTTAAAGAGTAAGACCGATTTTTAATTTACGTAATTTTAATCAATAACAACTAACTCAGCTATGAAAACACGATTACTCCTTCTGTTACTTCCTGCCTTAGCTATTGGGCAAGATTGCAAATTCTACGAAAACAAAGTGGATGAATTTACAAAAGACTCGCTAAAGAGTTTTTCGGGTGGTCGCGGTTTTTACTTTCGTAAAATTAATAATAATGCTGCTCTGGTTTTTACTTATATGGGTTTGGGTGCTGCTTACTCTATATCAAAAGGAGACCAACTAATTTTAAAGATGGAAGACGGGTCAACTGTTGAGCTTATCAATAGCGTATCTGACCTTGGACCAACCTCTATAAGCAGTGGAATTACAACAACTACGGTAAGGGGCACATATCCGTTAGATAAAGAATCGCTTCAAAAGATCAGTAGCCAAAAGGTTGATAAGATTAGAATGTATTTAACCCGTTCATTCGTGGAGCACGATCTAAAAAGTAAAGATGCGGGCAAGGTGCAACTAGCCGCCAAGTGTATGCTTACCACCTTTTAG